AGGGGCGCCGACGCTGAAGAAGTGGCTGTTTTGTCCGGTGCCCAAGCAGGTGGTGTTTCTGGAGCGGGCGCGGGCCCTCCGGAAAGCCTGGGCGGTGGCGCACGCGGGGCTGGAGAGCGAGCACGAGTTACCGGCCACGCGGATTCTGTATGGGGGCGCGGCGGGCGCGTCGAAGTCCTACGGGCTGCGCTGGTCGCTCTATCGGGACTGCCTGCTGCACCGGGACATGAACTGTTTGCTGCTGCGGCGCACGTTCAAGCAGTTGAAGGACACGCACCTGCGGCAGATGGAGCGCGAGCAGCACCAGATCGGCGCCACGTATCTCTCGGGCGATCGCGAGATGAAGTTTCCGCAGACGGGATCGCTGATTGTGGCGGGGCATTGCGAGAGTGACGTGGATGTCGAGCAGTATCTGTCGACGGACTACGATCGCATCGTCTTCGACGAACAGGTGACGTTCAACGTGGAGCCGGCGCTGGAGATCATGTCGCGCGCGCGGACGCCGATGAGCAAGGAATCCATTTGGGCCGATGGCGGCGCGCAGGTGTGGGGCGGCACCAATCCCGGCGGGCGCGGCGCGCTGTGGGTGAAGCAGTTCTATATCGATAAAGAGGTGGACGCGGATAAGTACCCGAACTACCTGCCGGAACTCTATGACTTTGTGCCGGCGTCACTCGCCGACAACCCGTATCTCGACCAGGGCTATCGCACGTCGCTGATGCAGTTGAGCCTGACGCGGCAGCGGCAGTTGCTCGACGGAGATTGGGCGGCCTTCGAGGGTGCCTACTTTGACTTCATGGCGACGAAGAATGACGCCCCCTGGCACGTCGCGGACATGGGAATCGCCGCGTGAGAGCGCGGGATCTCCGTGTGGCGCTCGGATTAGACTGGGGTAATTCCAGTTTTGGCGTCGTCGTGTGGGGCGCGGCCTTGCCCGATGGGCATGTGCATCTGTTCGACGAACTCAAATTTAAACGCACGAGCGCGAAGGATGTCGCGGACGCCGTGAAAGCCAAATGTGCCGACTGGAAACTGCTGCGCGTCCCCGTGACCTACTGCGATCCGTCGTTACTGCCCGCGAAGAAGGGCGAACTCGGCGAGTGGATCGGTCTCACCCTGCAACGGCATGGCGTACCGTGCGTGCGCGTGTCCAACGATCGTGTCAACGGCTGGCAGCGCATCCATGAGGCGCTCGCCGTCGATCCGACCACCGGGACGCCGTGGTTGACGATCCACCCGCGCTGCAAGTACGGGATTCGCACGTTGCCCCTGATGGTGCAGGACAAGGACAACCCCGAAGATCTCGATAGCGACAGCGACGATCATTGGTGTGACAGCGCCCGCTATCTCCTGATGGGCGGCCTGCGTCCCTCGGCGCCCCGGAAGTCCCCCGCGCCGACCGTGCCCTACTCGCTGGCGTGGTTCCGTCAACGCTTCAACACCGAACCCACTGGAGTCCTCGCATGATGCCCCCCGGATCGCAACCGCCGCCTGGTGCCCCTGCGCCGCCCCCACCGCCCCCAGTGTCGCCCGCGACTCCGCCCGCGGCGCCGCAGAGGCTGCCGCTGTCGAAAGCGGATCTCGACTTCTGGCGCGCGGAGATCACGCGCAGCCGCACGCAGCGCACCGACGTGATCAGCCAATGGGACGTGCTCGGCAACCTCGAGCGCTACACACCCAAAACGGTGATGGACGGCCACAAGGTGGACGGCAAGGTCAACATTGCCAAAGATTTCTCGGACGTCGAGCGCAAGAACGCCGCGCTGTTCTTCAACACGCCCACGATCGCACTCGTCCCCGACCCCGGCACCAATCAGCAGGCGCTCTTGCTGCATCAGGAAGTGATCAACGGGTTGCTCTCCGCCAAGCGCATGGACGTGATGGCCACCGTGCGGCCGACGATCCAGAATTGCCTCGTGGCGATTCAGCCGGTGATGACCGAGATCAGCTACCGCGCCGTCAGTGTCAACGTCGATCAACAGCAGCCCGTGATCGATCCGATGACCCAGCAGCCGGTGCTCGATCCGATGACCAACCAGCCCGCGCTGCAGATCCAGAGCGTGCCCGTGATCGTGTGGGAGCAGTTCTCGTGGCAGACGCTCAGCCCCCGGGCCGGCCTGATCCCCGTCACCCAGCGCGACAGCCAATACGATCAGGGCGCGTGGATCGGCTACGACTTCCAGAAACCCACCTCGCAGATCCGCACCGAGCACCAGTTGCCCGAGGACTGGAACGGCACCGCGCTCCCCGACAAGCCCTACTTCGAGCCGCTGGGCGAGCAGACCGACGACCACGAACCGATGGCCGGCGGCGCGCGGATCTGGTACCGGGCGAGTTTCCGCGATCCCACCGTCTCGCACCCCGAACTGATCCGCGAATTGGTGCTCGCCGAAGGCCAGGACGAGCCGCTGGTGCATCGCGATTGCCCCTGCCAAGCCATTGGCCCCGATGGACGGCTCACACCCGACTCAATGATCGGCTATCCACTCCATCCGCTCGCCCTGCGCGATCTCACGGACTCGGCGTACTGCGCGGCGGATTGCACCCTCACCGGCCCGCTCACGCGCGAACTGAACACGTTTCGCACCGACATTATTCTCCGGCGCGACGGCTCGAAACTCCACATGCTGATGGATACCTCGCGCGTCAATCCCGAGGTGCGCGACAAGATCGAAGCGGGCGGCCGGCTGCCGAAGATGATCCCGGTCGAAGCCGGCGCGCTCGATGCCGGGGCCGATAAGATCATGGTGCAAGTCCCGACGATCACCCTCGGCCGCGAAAGCTATACCGGCCAGGACATCATCGAACGCGACCGCGCGCAGATCCTCGGCATGGACGCCAATCAGGTCGGGGCCGGCGGTTCATCGAAGACCGCGACCGAAGTCTCCACCGTCCAACGCAACGCCGATGCGAGGTTTGAGCAGGAACACAAGCGTGCGCAAGAATGGTTTCTCAGAGGCGTGCAGAAAGTCTCCGCCCTGGTGCTGCGCTACGGCGATCGGATCGCGGTGGAGATTCTCGGCGAGCAGCGCGGGGCCGCATGGAAGCAGGCGCGGGACGGCGGGCAGTTTGGCCGGTTCTCCTGCGAGATCGTGATGGACTCCGGCTCGTATATCGACATCGAAGCCCGCAAACGGATGGACATGCAACTCTATAACATGACCGCCAAAGATCCGTCCCTCAATCGCGGCGTGGTGCAGGCGCGACTCGCGACGGATTTCGGACTCGACCCGGCGCAGTGGATCGTCTCAAAACCGCCGGAGCAGAAACCCGAACCGCCGAACGTGTCGATCAGCGTCAGTCCCGCGGATCTCGATCCGGTGCTGCCGTCCTATGTCGGCACCTACGCGATCCTGACCGCCGCGGGCGTCAAGGGACTCCCGCCACCGCAAGCGCCGCCGCCGCAACCCATGATGCCCGGTGCGCCACCCGCGCAGCATCCCGGCATGGCGGATCAAACCGAGCCGTTGAATAAACACCAATATGACGAATCGGGCCAGCGCTCCGGCCCGCCTCCGGTGAACTGATGACGTGCGATCGCTGCGGCGCAACGTTGGAAATTTCTTCCTGGCCGTGGTGCCCCCACGAGAAAGGCGCGAACAGCGTCGTGCAGGACGAGATCCCCGGCGGCCAGTGGTTCGACAACGGCTGGGCTGAACCGCGTAAATTCTACTCACACTCCGCACACCGCGCCGCGCTCGCCGCCGAAGGCTACGAGATCCGCGCAAAGAACGCAGGCCCCGACGATCAGCAGTGCCCGCGCTGGGACACCGTGGATCTCGACGCCGCCAAAACCTTGCTGGAGCGCGGCCCGCAAGCGATCCGCGAAAAGCAGCAACGCTGGCCGAACGCCACCACGCCGATCACCGTCACGGACGTCGGCACCTTCACCGGCCGCGATCTGTGACTATATATATAGTGTGCTGATCGACACCACCGGCCGCACCCGCCCCCGTCTCCACGTGGAGCCCGCGCAAACCGGCGTCATCGTCGGCCTGCAAGCGATGCTCGACGCCGCCGGGTTGATCCTCGTCTGCCCGCGCTGTCTCTCCGAGGGCGGCTCCCACGTCTGCGGCGATGTGGACGTGACCCGCCCGGTGTGGCGCCTGGCGTGCGGCTGCACCGTCCGCGTGCTCGAGCGCAAGGACGCGATCCGCCCCTTCGACGCCGATGGCGACCTGATCGCCTCAGCCGACACCGTCCTGCGTCCGCTGTCACTGGCCGTGCGCTGCCCCGAACCGCGCTGCGTCCAGCC